GCAAGGTTTATATGCTGAAGCAAGAAGTAAAATAGAACGATTAGCTAATCAACGAGGAATGAGTCAAGCAGAAATTTTTGATATTATGGCTGACTTTGGTTCTGATACTCCCAAACTATCTGTCATAGCAAAATATGCTGATCAGTTAGATGAAATAAGCCCAGGTTTGGTTAATCAAATGGATGAGCTCGTTGTTAAGAATAACGAGTTACAAGAACAAATAACCAAAGGATCGGGCGTTGATCCGAGCGGCGTGGTTCGTGTAACGTTTGCCGATGAGATACAATCTGATTTATTACAAGCAGCAGCCATGCGTAAACAACAACTGACCGCGGCTCTTCGTAAGATACAAGAAGAAGGCAACACAACAAATCTACAAGGGCTTAATAGATTAGCAGAATCAACAATGGATTTTTATGAAAAGAATAAATCCGTGTTTAGACCATTAAAGAAAACGGATGCTGAAGTAAATGTATTGGCACAGAGAGTAACAAAGATGGATGAAGAGGTAGATGAAATTGTTAATCAATATATTCAAACAAGAGAAGTAAGTGATGCGGATCTATCAAGACTATCAACTTTACTAAATGACAATCTAGATACAATGATGAAAGAACTTATTGATATAGACTCCAATGCTATAGACGGATTATTTCCTGATCTACCCTTTAAAAATAGAGACGAGTGGGCAGATGCTTTAGTTAAAAAGGATTTATATGAACTAGCGTATAGAAAGTTTGTATTAAAAGATCCTGATGCGTCCTCCTATTATGCGGTGTCCCCATCTCAATACGTTATTGACAGATATAGATTTCAAGGAAATGCTGCAACACCTGCAGCTGAAAGAGCGGCTGATAAACAACGACGCTTTGATATTTTTAAAAGAAACGGTGAATTTAGAGAGTCACGTTACAAAGGTATTGGTATGGATGAGTTTTATGGTGGGCCTAACGCTGTTGATGAAAAAGGTAAACATTATACCTCTACGCTAGAAAAGATTTTGAAGAAACAAGCACAAAGTAATAATTCAGAAATAATTACCATGCCTGTACAAGTAAAAAGTGGAAGAGGAGCTACTCAATATCGTGTTACTGATCAGAATGGTAACATGGTAGCAACACTAACCAATGAAGATCAAGCAAGACAACTGCTTGTATCAAATCCAAATTATAGAATTCAACCTATCTCCATACCTAACAAAAAAGACATGGAGCCAGTTTTTGCTATTAAAATTACCCCTGAGATGTTAGAACCATATAAAACACACAAAGCACAAGGTGGACTTGTTGAGCATATTGATATATTTGAGGTAGCATAATGGCCGTAGACAGAAGAATTACAGGGGAACCAACAGAAATTGAAACAGAATCTATTACGATAGAAACACCTGAAGATGAATTAAACGTAGAAAACATTGAAATGACAGAAGATGGAGGAGCCTTAGTTAATCCTCTACAAGAACCTTTGGACACAAGCTTTGATGCAAACTTAGCAGAATTTATAGATGAAGGTGATCTACAAGATATTTCTTCTGATTTAATTGGAGATTATAAAGAGGATAGTAGCTCAAGAGAAGAATGGTATGACGCTTATTCAAAAGGATTAAAACTTCTTGGATTTAAATATGAAGATAGATCACAACCTTTTCAAGGAGCAAGTGGTGTTACACATCCTTTGTTATCAGAAACCGTTACACAATTTCAAGCGCAAGCATACAAAGAATTACTACCAGCTAATGGACCTATAAGAACACAAATTATTGGTAAATCAGATACACAAAAAGAAGATCAAGCACAGCGCGTGCAGGACTTTATGAATTATCAAATTATGCATGTTATGGAAGACTTTGATCCTGATTTAGATCAAATGCTTTTTTATTTACCTTTATCAGGTTCTAGTTTTAAAAAAATTTACTACGATTCAACAATGGGAAGAGCTGTATCAAAGTTTATCCCTAGTGAAGAATTAATTGTACCTTACACCGCAACTGATTTAGCAACAGCAGAACGTGTAACACATGTTTTAAAAAGAACAAAAAATGATATTCGTAAATTACAAGTACAGGGATTTTATCGTGATGTAGATTTAGAAGAATACGATGATCCTGATACAAATAATATTCAAGCTGAGATTAATAAAATGGATGGTGTAAAAGAAACAGGCACTGGATATAAAAATGATCAATACACTTTATTAGAAATACATTGTGATTTAGACGTACCTGGATTTGAAGATCCCGATGAAATAAAACTTCCATACATTGTTACTATTGATGAAGGCTCTGGAAACATATTATCTATTTATAGAAACTATGATGAAAAGGATTCATTAAAGAAAAAGAAACAATATTTTGTTCACTACAAGTTTTTACCTGGCCTCGGTTTTTATGGTTACGGTCTTATTCACATGCTTGGTGGTTTATCAAGAACAGCTACTGCTGCACTTAGACAGTTACTAGATGCAGGTACTTTAGCAAACTTACCAGCAGGATTTAAAGCTAGAGGGCTTCGTATCAAAGATGATGATTCACCAATACAACCAGGTGAGTTTAGAGATGTCGATGCACCTAGTGGAGACTTACGAGCAGGACTCATGCCTTTACCTTACAAAGGCGCAGATCAAACATTATTTCAATTATTGGGTTTTGTTGTAGCAGCGGGACAACGTTTTGCTTCTATTGCTGATCAAAAAATTGGTGACAGTGTAGCAGCAAATGCACCTGTAGGAACAACAATGGCTTTGATTGAAAGAGGATCTAGAGTCATGAGTGCAATACATAAAAGATTACACTACGCACAAAAAACAGAATTTAATTTATTAGCAAAAGTATTTAAAGAGTTCTTACCACCTCAATATCCATACGAAGTAGGTAGTAATGCTGTACCTAGTGTTAAAACATCTGATTTTGATGATCGCATTGATATCATGCCTGTGTCTGATCCAAATATATTTTCCATGTCTCAACGTGTTACGTTGGCACAAACACAGTTACAAATGGCACAATCAGATCCAAAGTCACATAATATATATGAAGCATATAAAAGAATGTATCAATCACTTGGTGTTAAAGATATTGATGCTATTTTACCACCACCAAAAACACCAGCTCCAAAAGACCCTGGTTTAGAAAATTCTGATGCTTTACTTGGACAAAAATTAGTTCCGTTTAGAAATCAAGATCATCAAGCGCATATTGATGCGCATAGAACTTTTATGTCGTCCATGTTAGTTCGTAATAATCCTCAAGCAACTGTATTATTACAAGCACATACTATGGAACATGTTTCATTATTAGCAAGAGAACAAGTTGAAGCTGAAAATCAACCTTTAATTGAACAAGAAGCAGCAAAATTTGGCGGGCAGCTTCCACCAGATCTTCAAGCACAGTTTCAAGAAGAGATTGAACGTCAAGTTGCTACTAAAGTTACTGAATATATTGAAGAAATGTTTGTTGAAGAGCAACAAGCTATGGAAGGTCAAGGTCAAGACCCTCTTGTTGGATTAAAACAACAAGAATTACAGTTAAAAGCACAAGATATTCAACGAAAAGCACAAAATGATCAACAAAAACTTGATTTAGAGGGTGCAAAACTTGATCAAGGTGCAAAAATTGCTCAAGATAAGATAGATTCTAACGAAGATATTGCACAATTGCGTGCAAATGTTAATCTAGATAAACAGCAAATGAAAAATGATAACAGCAACAACTAAATTACAGGAATATCTTAACGAATTAATGAATTTCTCCGACACAGCAGTTACAAGTCAAGAAGAACAGATACTTTTAGCGGGTGCAATGATGGGTGTAGCAAAAATGCTGTACCATAACAATCTTACTGAACAAGAGTACGATAAAATTATGGATCATAATGGAAGAGACTTGCTAAATCTTTTAAAACCAACTATACATTAAGTATTATGCCTGAAAAAACTAAGAAACAACTAGAAGCAAATAAACTTTCACGAGACGCAGCAAAAGAGCTGAAGAAAATGAAAAAAAAACAAGGTTTGTCAATCACACTAAAAGTTGGTGATCTACTTAAAAAGAAACCACCTGTTCCTCAATCAGAATCAGCTCCTCCTAAAAAGAAAAAAAAGAAACCATTAGGACTTAAAGGTGGAAAAGGAACACCAGAACGTACAGAAAAACCTGGAGTTCCACACGGAGTAGACAAAAAAACTCAAGAGGGTGAACAAATATTAAATATTGCAAAAGGTGGTTCGGTGTCCAAGTTTCCTGATCTATCAGGTGATGGCAAAGTTACACAAAAAGATATTCTTATGGGCAGAGGAGTTATTAAAGCTGCTAAAGGCGGTCTAGCAGGTAGACTAGCTAAACGTGGTTATGGAAAGGCAAGAAAATGAAAAATAAAAGTGCAAAAATGACTACTGTATCGCAAAAAAACCCTTTTCCTAGTATGAAAGTGGGTTCTGATGCTGCAATGACTTTTCCTGCTTTTGTTGTAAAAAACAACAAAGGTGGGGGTCCAAAAGGGCAAACAAGTAAAATGCAGATTAAAAAAGTAGCATTCAAAGGCGTAAAATAGTATAATCCCGACTTTAACAAAGGAGGTTCTATGAACTTACTAAAAGATCTATGGTCACACATTAAAGAGTGGAGTGACTGGCAGATGAAAGATTGGATCAAGGCCGCTATTGTAGCGATCGTTGTTATCTGGGTAATTAGCT